TTATTGATAGTGATATTGGGTTTAATCCTAGAGATGCATTAGCACTTTTAGGTATTCAAACTTCTGATCCAGAAAAATATGATATTGTAACTGGTCCTTATCCTAAGAAAACAATTGCTTGGGAAAAAATTGCAAAGGCTGCAGAACTTGGATTCGCAAATGAAAATCCTTTTAACCTTGAGCAATTTACTTCTGACTTTGTTTTTAATCCTGTAAAAGGAACTAAAGAATTTAAAGTAAGTGAACCTGTTGAAGTATCAGAAGCAGGAACTGGATTTATGCTTATTCCAAGAGAAGCTCTTGAAAAATTTAGAGATAATTATCCAGAACTATCATACAAACCAGACCATGCGCGTACTGAAAACTTTGATGGATCGCGAAATATTACAGCATTCTTTGATTGTATTATTGATCCTGAAACGAATAGGTACTTATCTGAAGACTATTTCTTTTGTAAGAAATCAAGAGAAATGGGACTTTCAGTATGGATGTGTCCTTGGATGCAAATCAATCATGTTGGTACATATATCTTTAAAGGTAATATGGCAGCATTAGGACAACTTGGTGTTACTGCAACAGCCAATGCTTCTTCTAATAAGAAAACATATACAAAAGGCAAATAAACAGTTGACATTTAACCTCACTTGGTATATAATATACCAGTATTTTAATATCGGAGAATCTATATAATGAAATTTTCTAACGAAACCTTGACGGTCTTGAAAAGCTTTAGCTCTATTAACAAATCTATTTTGTTTAAAGAAGGTAATGTTTTAAAGACTATCACTCCAGAAAAGACTCTAATTGCAATTGCAGATATTCCAGATGAAATTCCATCTGATGCATGTGTATACGATCTTTCAAGATTTCTTTCAATTTTGAGTCTTTATAATGATCCCGACGTTGAATTCGAAGATAAATACTTTATTATCTCTGAAGGTAAACGTCGTACTAAGTACGTCTACGCCGATATCTCCATGATACACACTCCTCCAGAGAAGGAAATTACTCTTCCTTCCGAAGATGTTGTTGTGAATGTATCACAAGGAGATTTGTCTTCTGTATTGAAGGCAGCAGGGGTACTACAATTTTCGGAAATTGCTTTTGTAGGCGAAAGCGGCAAAGTATTTCTGAAAGCTATCGTCAGTTCGAATGAAAACGCAGATGACTTTGGCGTTGAAATCGGTGAAACTGACGATACCTTCAAGTTTATTATTAAAACTGATAACTTGAAGCTCTTACCGCTAGATTATGAGGTTACTCTTTGCGCAAAAGGTATCTCACAATTCAGGGGCAAAGGTGTCACATATTTTGTGGCAATTGATTCAAAGTCAACTTATAATTAAAAAAGGTGATTCATATGAATGAAACAGTAAATGGTAACTTTGGCCAACCTCAAGGCCAAGAGCAGAAGGTCGTGATTAATCTCAACGATCTTAGCACCGTTCTACAATTGATTGACATTGTCTCTCAACGTGGCGGGTTCCAAGGAAATGAGTTAGCCGGTGTTGGAATGCTTAGGAATAAAATCGAAGCTTTTCTACGTCAGAATGCTCCACAGCAAGATCCTAGTGTAGGTGAAAAAGATGTGGATGTAGATGTGCCAGCTCAAGGTCCTTTGGCTGACAAGGTAGTCGATTAATAAGATTACCAACCTTTCTCGAGATAGGGGGATAGTCAATGACTTCCCCCGCCTTTCGATTTTTTTATATTATGTAACAGGTGATCTATGATTGAAGCAAAAAACAATGAAGTACTCTGGGTCGAGAAATATCGTCCTCAAAAAGTTGACGACACAATTCTTCCAGAGCAACTCAAAACAACTTTCCGCAAATTCGTATCAGACGGAAACGTTCCAAACTTATTATTAACAGGTGGACCAGGTGTAGGTAAAACTACAATCGCAAAAGCCATGCTCGAAGAACTTGGTTGTGATTATATTATTAAAAATGGTTCACTTAATGTTAACATCGATTCTATTCGATATGATATTTCTACTTTCGCTTCTGCTGTATCTCTCACAGGTACAGGTCGAAAGTATGTCATTTTTGACGAAGCAGATTATTTGAACGCAGCAAACGTTCAACCTGCTCTTCGTAATTTCATCGAAGAATATTCAGCCAATTGCGGCTTTATCTTTACATGTAATTTTAAGAATAGAATCATTTCTCCACTTCGATCTCGTCTTTCTGAAGTGGACTTTACTATTGAACAATCTCAAAGACCTGCGCTTGCAATGCAGTTCTTTAAAAGAGTAACAGCTATTCTCGATCAAGAAAATGTTCCTTATGACAAAAGTGTCGTAGCAAAAGTAATTGAAAAACATTTTCCTGATTTTCGAAGAGTATTAACAGAACTACAATCCTATGCAGCATCAGGAAGAATTGACGAAGGTATATTCGTTAATCTTAAACAAGAAGCACTTGACGAACTTTTTGGTTTCCTTAAAGCTAAAAACTTTACTGAAATGCGCAAATGGGTTGCAAAAAATTCAGACCAGGATATGAACGAAATGTTTCGTCGTATCTATGATATGGCTTCATCTAAAGTCGAATTCCGTACACAACCAGGTTTCATAGTTACACTTGCTGACTATATGTACAAAGCAAACTTTGTAGCAGATCAAGAAATTAATATGGTTGCATTCTTAACTGAGGTAATGATGGAATCGGAGTTTGTCTGATGGTAAGCATATTAAGTAATGGTAAAAAGTGTTTCAATTGCGCTAAACGTATGCGAGGAGGTGAAGAATATACGATTAAGCTTGACACACTTGAAGGTAGACATGAAGTGCTTATGTGCGAAGAATGCGCAAAAGACTTTAATGACATAATGATTCAATTAGAGGACGTAATTAATGAAAGAGATAAGTCCGTTTGATTTTATGAATGCGGCTTCTTTTAGTAAAGAAGATCTCATTCGAAATAGTGATAATCCAGAAATTACAGAAAAAACATATAACGCATATATCGTCAACAGAGGCTTCGCAAATTTCGAAGATACTATATTACATGCTAATGAAATGAATCAACGTCATGAATTATTCCTTGGTGCTCAATTCGACTATTATAGGTCTGTCTTAAGAAAAAGAAAAAGATTTTCTAAATGGCATAAAGCAGATAAAAACAAAGATCTTGATGCAATACAAGAAGTATATCAATGTAATAGAACTGTTGCGAAACAATATTTAAAGGTATTATCTAAAGAACAATTACAAACGGTACATGATCGTCTTTTCATCGGTGGCTAAAACTTAAATAAAATAAATAAAAATGAATGGTTATATACCATGCCACAAATTAAAATTATAAAGGTGAATATAAATCATGGAAAACGAAGATATTTTTAGAGGAGTGGGTGTAGAGGTTACTTTACCAACACCGGACTCCTTCTTAAAAATTAAAGAGACATTAACTCGTATTGGAATTTCTTCTCGTAAAGAAAAGAAACTTTTTCAGTCATGTCATATTCTTCATAAAAAAGGAAGATATTCAATTCTTCATTTTAAAGAATTGTTTATTTTAGATGGTAAGCACAATACGTTTACAGAAGAAGACCACGCAAGACGCAATACGATAGTAAACTTATTAGAAGAATGGGAACTCATTAAAGTAGTAGACCCAGCTAAAACAAAAGAACCAGTTGCTTCTCTTAATCAAATTAAGATTATTGCATTTAAAGAGAAAGACGATTGGGATCTTACAGTAAAGTATAATATTGGTAAAAAATAGTTGACATTCTGTAAAGAATGTATTATAATATAATGACTAGGCAAGAACAGCAACCTTGTCCTCTAAATAAAGAAAAATTAGAGGAAAAGAAAAAACAGCAGCAAGATCCTAGAAATAGTTGAAGGTTATATAATGAGCACTTTATTAGTTTATAAGTCATCTCCAAAAGTAAAACTTCCGGCTCTCGCTACCGAAGAGTCCGCATGCTTTGACGTCGAATCTTTCTTTGAAGTAGGACAAAAGATTCGAGTATTTAATTCTGTTAATAGAGAAACAGAAGTATTAACAAAAGAAATTCAAGGAGAAACCGCGTTTCTTCTTCATCCTGCTCATAGAGCATTTGTTCCCACTGGTCTTATTTTTAACATACCACCAGATCACGTACTTAAAATGTATGTACGTAGTAGTGTAGCAGCTAAAAAAGGTTTAGTTCTTACAAATGGTGTAGGTATTATTGATAGTGATTATTTCCATGAAACACATATACTTTTAACAAATATATCTGATTCAATAGTACGAGTTGTAAGTGGTGAGCGATTAGCTCAATGTAAATTAGAAAAGAATTTATCGTATTCTATACAAGAAACAAGTAAGAAACCAGCGCAACGAACAAGCCGCGCTGGAGGAATAGGAAGTACTGGAGATTAAAGCGCCGCTAGAGTTATAACTCTACATAGGTGCTCATCTTTTTGTTTAGAACCAATAATAAATGTTAGTTCTGAACCTTCCTTAATTGTTCTTGAGTCAGTTTTAAAATTGACTTTAGAGTCGGTGGTAATTGGAAGTTTGCAATCTAAATTTGCATTCCAAAATTTACCAGCTGTTTTGTCTAATATGACCATTGCATCTTTAGTCATTATAGTTGTATGGTCTATGTGACGAATATTAACTTCATCTGCAAAAGCTAATGAAGGAACAATAAGAAGTGTAGCTAAGAATTTATTGGCTACTTTTAAGAAATCGCCAGACTTCATTAGTTTGTCGAATTTTTTGAATATATCGTATAACATTGTATTTCTCCTTATAAATATTTTGTATATACTTTATTTATATCAAATGTTACATACGTGTGACAAAAAGGTGACAAAAATGAAAAAAGATGATACGTTAATAATTAAGATTAACAAAGAACAAAAGAAACAATTCATACAGCTATGTAAAGATGATGACACATCTGCATCGCGTGAAGTACGAAATTTTATTAAAAATTTTATTAGTAAAAGCGCTGAAGCTGTATAAATAATTTTGTGAATACGAATTATCGGTTCACATAGGCGGTGTGCTAATAGCCACCATAGTATAATAATAATCTTGCTTAAAAGGAGATAAAAATGACTGGATTAAATATACACAACCTTTCCCCATTCACTGTGGGGTTCGATAGAATCTTCGATAGATTGGTCGAAATTGAAAACCACCCAACTCAAGGCGGAGGTTTTCCACCTTATAACATCAGAGTAAATAAAGCCGAGGACAAATTCTCTATTGAATTAGCTCTTGCGGGACTTGATGAATCTGATGTAGATATCGAAGTCAAAGAAAATCAGTTGACAATCAAATCAACGTATGATACAAAAGAAGAAACAACTGAAGTCTTTGTACACAAAGGAATTTCCAAAAGGAAATTTACACGAAGCTTTACTCTTGCAGATGACATTGAAGTCGTCGGAGCTAGCTTCAAAAATGGTTTATTAACTATTGGATTGGAACGAATTATTCCAGACCATAAAAAACCACAGAAAATTAAAATCAATAATAAAAAGGAATTCTTAGTAGAATAACTTTAATTGACGAGAGGGCGCAATGCCCTCTCACTAACCTATAGGAAAATATATTATGGAAAAAAGAGTACCTAATGTAACTTTTAAAACACGCTCTCGAAACGTAGATACTGGTGATTTTGAATGGCAAGAACTCACTACCGATGATTACTTCGGTGGTAAAAGAGTAATTGTATTCTCATTACCAGGTGCATTTACTCCAACCTGTTCAAACTTCCAAGTACCCGGCTATGAAGCTAGGTTTGAGGATTTTCAAGCAGAAGGGATTGATGATGTTTACTGTGTATCATGTAATGACGCTTTTGTTATGAATGCTTGGTTGCAAGACCAACGCGTACAAAATGTGAGATTTATCCCAGATGGTTCATGTGAATTTACCGCTGGAATGGATATGCTTGTTCGTAAAGATAACCTAGGCTTTGGCGCAAGGTCTTGGAGATACGCTATGATTGTAAATGATGGTGTTGTCGAAAAGATGTTTGTTGAACCTGGCAAATCTGATGATTGTGAAACTGACCCTTACGGAGAAACATCACCTGAAACAGTATTGGACTTTCTTAGGGGAGCCTAATCAAAAACAATCCACGTGGGTGACATCTCGCCTGGCCGTTTTTGGAGGGAAGCTTAGTGCTTCCCTTTTTTTAATTTGAAAATAAATGCAAAAAAAGGTTGACAAATCAAACAAAACCAATTATAATAAACCCAATATGAGAAAAGTTAATAATAATAGACAATTCAATGGTAGAACCGTTGATTTGAGAGCAAGGCCAAGACAGCCAAAAGATAGAAGGCCACCACAAGATATGCCTTTCGATATAGCGTTAAGGAAATTTAGAAAA